TTTCAACCTCTAGTTGTGTAAATTTAGTCATTAGTTTGGCCTGCTTTGTAGTTTTGTTTAATAAGTTGTCTGACAGCATTTTCCGCAGCTTCGATTGTTGGGAAAGTGTGTCTGGTTTCGTAATAAGCTGGGCAACCAGCAGGGTCATAGACATCAAATCCAACACTGAATATTGAAGTCATAATTGTGTAGCCTCTGTATTTGTTCATTTATACACCCTCCTTGTATTCTTTATTGCATTCATATAATTTCTGAATTGCAGTAGTAACAAGTACACCCTCTTCTTCTCCAAACATAAGTAATTGGTTGAGAATATCCTTGATTGGATTATGTGCTGATGCGTTGTACATCTCGCTGTAATCGTTTGCTATCTCTTGAATCATGTGTTTGTAATCCACTTCATCTGAGGTAGTCTGTTTTGTTTGAGTAGTCATAAGACCTCTGTTTTGTTTTGACATATTAATTATAATACAATTAATATTAATTGTAAACCAATTAATTTTGATGTAACATCACAGTAACAACTTATTTATATGCGACATTTAGTTACTGGTGGTGCTGGCTTTCTTGGTTCACATCTAGTCGACTCACTAATAAAAGACAACCAAGAAGTCATTTGTCTTGATAATTTCCATACTGGTAAAAAAAGGAACGTTGCCCATCTGATTGGTCATAAGAACTTTGAACTAATTAGACATGACGTAATTGAGCCCATACTGCTAGAAGTTGACCGAATTTGGCATTTAGCTTGCCCTGCAAGTCCTGTTCAGTACCAAATAAATCCCATAAAGACCATAAAAACTAGCTTTTTTGGTACATATAATATGCTTGGATTAGCAAAAAGATCGGGAGCAAGAATACTTTTTACCAGTACTTCAGAAATTTATGGTGATCCACAAATCCACCCTCAGCCAGAATATTATCTCGGCAATGTTAATACTATTGGACCTCGTGCTTGTTATGACGAAGGCAAAAGAATATCAGAAACATTGATGACCGATTATAAAAGAGTTAATAATGTACAGATTCGTATTGCTCGTATATTTAATACTTATGGTCCAAGAATGTTAAAAAATGATGGCAGAGTAGTTAGTAACTTTATTACACAAGCACTAGCCAACAAACCAATTACTGTTTATGGAACAGGAACACAAACTAGGTGCTTTTGTTATGTAGATGATATGGTTGCTGGTCTTAAAAAACTTATGGATTCTGATTGTTCAAAACCAATAAATTTAGGTAATCCTGTAGAAATAACAGTCAACGAACTAGCCATGCGTATAACAAATAAAATTAATGCTGCTCTGCCTCATGTAAATTTACCACTGCCAGAAGATGACCCACAAAGAAGAAACCCAGATATAACATTGGCAAAAGAAACCTTAAACTGGTTGCCGACAGTATCACTTGATGATGGATTAAAAGAAACAATAGACTATTTCAAGTCATTTAAAAAAATTACTTGGAATAAAGAGGCTGCATACTAATGTCTGTAACTGTTTGGGAGACAATTCATAACGGATTATCTTACGAATTTATGTTGGAAAATGGATTAATGTACCATGTTAAATGGCCTGATGGAAAAATATCAAAAACTCTTTGTACTGGTTGTGGACATACAACTGAAATGGCAAAAAAGGCTTCAAAACGTCACATAATTGCTTGGTATAAAGACCCAGAGGGATTTCATATTGACGATAAATATGTCGATATGAATAATAAGTACATTAAAAAAATGCAAAAACGCAAGGAGGACTTAGGTACTGTGATTTCAACAGAATGTAGCTTATCAGAGCTAAAACCATACAAAAACAATTCAAAAATACACCCAGAACAGCAAATTAAAAATATTATTGCTTCAATAAAACAATTTGGTTTTACACAACCAATTGTTTGTGATGAAGATAAAACTATTCTTTCTGGTCATGGTAGATACGAAGCTGCAAAACAAATGCAGATTGATGAAGTACCAATTCGAATTGTAGAAAATTTAACTGAAGCACAAAAAAAAGCTTATGTCATTGCTGATAATAAAATTGCAGAACAATCTGAATGGGATGAGAATAAGGTATTAGAAGAACTAGGTAATATATCAAACCTAGATGAATTACATCAGGATATTGTTAATTTATTAGATTTTAATACGTTTTCTTTTTATACAGTTAGACAAATGGCTGTAGCAGATTTAAAACCACATCCAAAAAACTACAAGTCACACCCTGCAGATCAGCTTGAACATTTGAAACAATCAATAACTGATAATGGGATATATCGAAATGTAATCGTAGCAAAGGATAATACGATACTTGCTGGACATGGTGTAGTTAAAGCTGCACAGTCTTTAGGTCTATCTTCCGTGCCTGTGTTGAAATTAGATCTTGAATCAGATAGTATTGAGGCTGTTAAGTTACTAACAGCCGATAACGAAGTTTCGCATTTAGGCGAAGTAGATGATCGTGCTTTATCCAATATTCTTAAAGAGATCATGGAAAAAAGTGATCTTTTAGGTACAGGCTATGATGAAATGATGTTGCAGAACTTGTTGTATGTAACAAGACCAGCATCAGAAATAAAAACTACAGACCATGCTGCTGAATGGTTAGGTATGCCTGATTTCGAAATATCTGACCCTGTAAAAAAATTACACGTTAACTTTGAAACATATGAGGACAAAAAAGCCTTTTGCGAAAAAAATGGCTTTGATTATGTAGAAAAAACAGACGAGTCTATTTGGTTCCCACAAAAAGAAAGACGAGATATAACATCTGTAGGATTTGAGGTAGAAGATGAAGAAGCCTAATTATCCTGTTTATGTCATATCAAAAGGTAGATATGATGCTTGTTTAACTGCTAACTTTTTACTGAAAGATCAAGTTGATTTTCGTATCGTTGTAGAACCACAAGAATTTGATAAATATGCCAAACATTACGATACGTCAATAATTATAAAAACACCTTTTCAAAATCTTGGTTTGGGATCAATACCAGTTAGAAATTTTGTTTGGGAACACAGTAAGGAACGTGGAGCAAAAAGACATTGGATAATGGATGATAATATACGCAGTATTCATAGAAAATATAAAAACACTCGTATTCGCTGTAATGCAAATATTGGTCTTAGATGTTGCGAGGACTTTACTGACAGATATACAAACATAGCAATATCAGGATTAAACTACGTTTCGTTTGCTATAAAACGAAACCAACCACCATTTCAGTTAAATGCTCATGTATATTCGACCCTGTTAATTGATAATTCATTAGATATAAGATGGCGTGGTAGATATAACGAAGATACTGATTTATGTTTACAAGCATTATCGTTGGGATACTGCACTGTTAACTTTAATGCCTTTTTAATAGAAAAAATGCACACAATGACAATGAAAGGAGGTAATACAGACCAACTTTATAAAGGTGATGGTCGATTAACAATGGCAAGAAGTTTAGAAAAAATGTGGCCTAAAGTAGTAGAAACTAAAAGACGATTTCAAAGACCACAGCACGTTGTCCATAATAATTGGCAGAAATTTGATACACAATTAATAAGAAGAAAAGATATAGATTGGGAAAATATACAAAAAACAGATAATTATGGATTACGATTAGTTCAACTGAAACAACCAAAAAGTGGTTCACAAGAACTAAAAAAACTTTTTGATGAATAAATGGCAAAAAGATCTACAAAAAAAGAAGTAGAGTGGAGAGTTCGTAAAGTTGCTGCTCTGAAAGCTCGGAATACTATGCGATCAGAAATTGTCGCATATGGTGTTAGAGAATGGGGGGTGAAACCGAGAGCAGTTGATAAGTATATAAGTGCTGCAAACGAAGTGATGGCAACAGATTGGGATGTTGACAGGAGGCAATTTACTGCTGATGTCCTTTCTCAACTTAGTACATTGGCTCAAGATGCCAGAAGAAACAACCAGCCACATATCGCACTTGGCTGTATAAATACAATGGCAAAAGTTGCTCAGTTGTTATGAGTATTATTGATCGAGAAGGCAGAATATTAGAATCATCTACTGGTGCTGATTTATGTTGTGACGATATTATTGAAAGAATAAAAGCTGACCTCCACCCCGGCCAACTTGCTTTTGTTGATGACCAAGATACACAAATCATTGGTCTTTCTGCTGGTTATGGTGCAGGCAAAACCAGAAGTTTATGTGCAAAAGCTGTACAGTTAGCAATAAACAATCAAGGTTTTACAGGTGCAGTTATGGAACCTACTGCACCATTAATAAGAGATATTTGGCAAAACGATTTTGAAACTTTTTTAGAAGATTATGGAATCCCATATACACAGAGACAATCTCCATTACCTGAATATTTATTGCATCTGCCAGATGGAGATGCTCGCATACTGTGTAGAAGTTTTGAAAACTGGTCTAGAATTATTGGACTAAACCTTGCTTGGGTACTTGCAGACGAAATAGATACTGTTGCTCCATCAATAGCAGACAGAGCATTTCCAAGAATACTGGCAAGACTTCGTTCTGGAAATCAAAGACAGTTTGGTGTTGCATCAACACCTGAAGGTTTCAGATGGATGTGGAATACTTTTGGCAGTAATGAAGCACAAAAGAAAACAGATCGTAAATTAATAAAGATGCGGACATATGATAATCCGCATCTGCCTCAAGACTTTATTACAAGATTAGAAGAGAATTATGAAAAAGGATTACTGCAAGCATATTTAAATGGAGAGTTTTGTAATATAACAACAGGACAAGTTTATGACCGCTTCAACCGAACTGTCCATGTCACTGATACGTTGCCAGATATAACAAACGAACCACTCAGAATCGGACTTGATTTTAATATTGGGAATATGAACGCAGTTATTGGTATTGCTATTGGTGACAAATTACTCGTGGTTGATGAAATAAAAGAATCACATGACACCGACTCAATTGCTCAAGAAATTAAAAGACGCTATCCAGAACAAAAAATCTATGTCTATCCTGATGCGTCAGGAGGAAACAGAAGCACAAACGCTTCGAAAACCGACATCCAAATATTAGAAAGTTATGGATTTATGAACCAATCACCAGCAGCAAACCCACCTGTAAGAGATAGGGTTAATTCAGTGCAAAGACTACTTGAAAATGGAAAAGGTCAAGTTAGACTACAAATTCATTCAAGTGCAACTAAATTAATTGAGTGTCTTGAACTTCAAAGTTATACTGAAAAGGGTGAACCTGATAAAGATGCTGGTTACGATCACATGAATGATGCTTTAGGTTACATTACTTGGCGTCTGTTTAATCCATTACATATGGGTGCTGGTCGTAAAACAGGAATTAGGCTTTATTAAGATTATTTATTACACTAAAGAAAACATTGGAGCAAAATGTACTCAGGTTATAACTATTACAACAGAGAGACAAACTCACAAGGTAAAGAAATAAATGACCCGAATGCTATTTGGTTTCAACAAGAGCCTCATTGGATGCTGATAGAAGATTTGCTTGGTGGCACATACCAAATGAGGAAAAGGCATAGACGATATTTACCTCAAGAACCAAGAGAATTAGATGAGTCATATGACAACAGACTTGCAAGGTCTGTTTGTCCACCATTTTATTTGCGTTTAGAAAGAATGTTGGCTGGTATGTTAACAAGAAAGCCTGTCAGATTAAACGATACAGCAGATCCAATCCGAGAACATTTGTTTGATGTCGATTTGCAAGGTAATGATTTAAATGTTTGGACTTATGAGACTACTAGAAAAATGGTCAGATATGGTCATGTTGGTGTTTTAGTAGATGCTCCAACAAGTGGACAGAGTGGCAGACCATATTGGGTAACTTATACACCGAGAGATATTTTGGGATATAGAACTGAAATGATAGATGGTGAAGTAAAACTTACACAACTACGTTTACAAGAAAAGGTATCTGTTCCAGATGGTCTTTATGGTGAAAAGATAATTGACCAAATAAGGTTATTAACCAGAGGTGGTTTTGAAATACATCAAAAAGGTAAGAATAATTTATTTACAAAAGTAGATGAAGGAACTACAAGTTTAACTGAAATACCTTTTTCTGTTGCATATGCAAACAGACTAAATTTACTAGAATCTAGACCACCAATGTCTGATATTGCAGAATTAAATTTGAAAGCATATCAAATACAATCTGATTTAGATAATCAGCTTCATATTTCTGCTGTACCAATGTTGGCATTTTATGGCTTTCCACAAAGCTCAGAAGAAGTAACTGCTGGACCCGGAGAAGCAATAGCGTTCCCTGCTGATGGAAGAGCAGAATACATTGAACCTGCTGGTAGAAGTTATGATGCTCAGTTTAAAAGACTTGATGTTTTGTCAAATCAAATAAACGAATTAGGTCTTGCTGCTGTATTGGGACAAAAATTATCGGCAGAAACAGCAGAAGCAAAACGAATAGATAGATCGCA